AGTGTAAACTAAGACATCAAATGGTACTGAAGGACTAGGAATTAAAGTATTTGCAATTATTGTTCCACTAACTGCATCAACCGAAATGTAACGTCCACTACTAAAACTAGTAATATAAATTTCATCATTAACTGAATTATAAGCTGAATGATATGATGTTGCAATTGGCACTGTCCAATTAGTTGTTACGGTATTAGTACTACAGTTTATAACCGCGATTCCTGTAGAGTAAATTGCAAATACTTGATTGGTTGATTGTTTATATACCAACGAATTAAACGAACTAGGTGACGCTCCTAAAGGTATACTTGCCGTTATAGTATTTGTATTACAATCAAAAACTTTAATTGTATTAGATGTTCCAGCTAAATAAATTGTATTGTTTGTTGAATTAAACGCTGGTTGATAGTTTGACTTAATTGGTAATCCATTAACAACTGTTGCAGAATCTGTAACACCATCAATGATTGTTATTTCACCTGTAGTAATACCTGAAAGCGAACAAGCATACATTTTATTTAGATTAGGATTATAAACCATACCATATTGATAACCATTGAAACTAACGACTCCACTTATTACAGATGTTACGTTGGTATTAAAATCAAGGACAAGCATAGTCCCAACGCCAGCAACTGCCTGACCCCAAGCATACATTTTATTTGATGTAGTGTTCATTCCAAGGAAAGCACTTGCTGGCGAATTAAATGGAAAACTACTTGTACTCATAATTTTACATGAAGAATTTATTAAAGTAGTTGGTTGATTTGGTGTTATACACGCAATATTAGCACTATAAGCACTACCGTTATAATTTAACATATAAATTACATTCGTATTTGGATTATATACCATAGCGGTAGGTCTAACTGGAGAAGTAACATTCCCTGTTAAAGTTCTTTTAATTTGATTGTTGCGTCGTGGTTATAGTAGGTGTTATTGTTGGAGTTATTGTCGGTGTAAGTGTTGTTGTTGGCGTAGGTGTTACAATTTCACACGACAAACACATAATGTCATAAACTATGGTTAACTCAACAACAATTTCCTGACCATTTAATGTTTCATTACCTGAAATAGTATTAATTGTTATTTGATTACTTAACGCGTCAATGGTAACTCCACCAATACCAGGAACTGTTAATAATAAATCTTTAACAGTGTCGTAATAAAGGTTATCACTTGGGGCACTAACTAATGTTGTTCCCGTAAAAAAGTTTTGGCTTGTTGTTAATCCTAATGGATTCACTGAAACTTTAACACCAAAAACAGCAGAAATTAAATCACAGTTAACTTTATCATTTGTTAAATCATTAAACCCTTCATTCAACATTTGGATTAATCCGTATTTAGTTTGTGATTGGATACTAAATTGTTCACCACCCATAACATACGTTTGGTATGACGCATAAAGAGCCTCACAATCAATAATCGCACTTCTTTCAAGTGAACATCCAATTGAATCTGTAATAATTAAATTATATGTTCCTGCGGTCAATCCAGTAACTTGGATTTGTTGTGGTTCATTTTGAACATTATCAGACCAATTAAAAGTAAATGGCGGTGTACCAGTTGAAATTAAAGCTGTTAGTGTTCCATCTGAACCTTCACCACAAGAAGTGCTATATAATGTAAAATCTAATGGTTCACTTTCAATCACGTAAACTTGAGTTGTTTGAGTACACCCTGTAGAATCTGTAACACTTATTGTATGTTGACCTGAAGGTACGTTTGTAAACGTAACAGCCGATAATGTAGTATCTATAACATTTTGAATACCATCTAAAGAATAGTCAAAAGGTGATGCCCCTCCTTCTGTTTTAGTAACTGTAATAACACCATTATCTTGGTTACATGTTGTACCAGTTACTTCAGTGGCAATTGTATAATTATTTGTTGTAAACAAAGTAATTTCATCCATGTAAGAACATCCCGAAGCATCTTGAACGACAACACTATAAGTTCCAGTTGATAAGTTATTAAAAACTTGAGTTGTCTGAGAATTTATAACATTAAGAGTATTACCATTAGGATAAATTAATGTAAATGTATAAGGTGAAGTTCCTCCCGCAACAGATACTGTAATAGAACCGTCAACACTTGAACAAGTTGAACCTTGGCTTGTGATAGTTACCGAAGCAATACCAAGTGGTGTTAATAGTGTTGTACTTGCAACAATATTACAAAAGGCAGAATCTGTAACAGATATTGAGTAATCACCCGCAGATAATCCAGATATTGACCAAGAAGTACCATATTGAATTTGAACGTTTCCTGTTGACGCCGAATAATAATAAGGAGCAGTACCACCTGTTATTTGTAGTGTTAATACACCATCAGCAGAAAAACAAGTTGGTTGTGTTGCAGTAAATTCACCAAAACCAAGAACTGGTACATCAGTAATTGTTCCTGTTTGAGTTAAACTACAACCTAAACTATCGGTAACCTCAACAGAATATATTCCAGATGTTAATCCTGTAATACTACTTGTAGTAAAAGCATTACTCCACAAATAGGTATAAGGTGCAACCCCTGTCTGACCTGTTACTATAATTTTACCAATAGGTGTTCCACCACAACTTGAGTTTGGTACAACATATAAACCATAAGTAAAAGGGTCACTGTCTTCAACAATAAAATTGGCACTTTGTCCTGAACACCCACCTAAATCTTCGGCAACCAAATAATAAGTTCCAGCAGTTAAACTACCAAAAACAATTGTTGACGTATTTGTTGTTGCAGAACTAACAAATGTATCGTCAGAGAAATATAAATAAAAATTAGTTGAGGAGTAGTTTGAAGTTGAAGTTCCTGTTACTGAACCATTATCTGATGCACATGTTGTACTTTGAACGGAAACAATACTTGCGCAAACTCCTGACGAAATAGGAATGTTAATGTAAAATTCTTGGTTTGTAGGTAGTGTACTATCATTAACTCTAAGAGCATAAGTATCAGCGCTTAATGAAGTCCTAATTGACGGATTTAAAGTTACTACGTCAGTACCTAAATTTGGGTCTACCCATTCAACTGTATATGGAGGAGTACCTCCAACAAATGAAATAGATATTGACCCTACATTTGTATTTGAACAGTCACCTGTTATTGCTATATTATATTGAAACGCCGACATTATTGTGTACAGTTAATACTAATGTTTATTCCCACATTTAATGAAACCGTATCCACGATATTCTGAGTTAAACATGCTAAATTTGTTATGGTTAATGTATTACCATTTAAATAATATGTGTAGCCATAATTGTAAAGTTGTGGTAAATAATTTATTAAAGCGTTTCTCCATTGTGTGTTGGTTGGCACATCTGACATACCATATCCAGTATAGAAAGAATCTTTAATAATTTGTTCTCCGTTAATAGTTAAATCAACATACCAATCACTTAAAACAGAGTTTTGATAACACTGATTTAAAGTTAACCCACTTTGAGCCAACATATTATTAACTCTATTAACTAATATACTACTAAAGTTTGATACTGCAACATCACCATTAAACCATGGATAAATGTTAAAGTCAGCATATTCAGTATTACATGTGTAATCAAATATGTTTGATATGATATAACATGGTTCAACAGGTACTAATATAAATTGACAACCTCTTTGTCTTCTATAAACAAATTTTTGTTTATTTAAAACTGAGTTTTCTAATCTAACCCCACCATTCCAAATAGTTGTTGCAGGAACCATTTGTTCAACCAACTTAGTCCAATACGGACCAATACCGTTCACATAATCAATTAATTTTTGATAGGTATATTTGTTGTTTGGTAATCCTACAGTTTGTTCTGATTCAATATATTTCCAAAATATTGATTGTAATGTAGGATAACCACCAGTTTTACCATCACTTATATATTGTCTATTTCTTGTGTTAATCATATTCTCCCAAAATGTTTGAGAAAATTCAAAGAATGTTTTTTTCTTTGGTTCAGGATTAACATAAGTCCAATCAACCCCGCCTGGAACGGGATAACCAACAGTTAAACCTGATTCAGGGATTGGGTAATCGTATTGTCTCGATTGATTCCAAACGTCATAAACAAGACCTTGACCAGGATTTAAAAATATATCAACATTCTTAACGTTTAATACTAATTTTTCATTATCAACAAAATAATAAGCATTATAATCAGCTTGGGTTGAAACCCTAATTTTATCATCATCCGATAACCATGACTTATTATTATCAACAACTTTTTGTAATTTAAATCCTTCATTCATATACGGAAAATCTCTATATCTGTTAAGATAAGTTTGACCATACGTGAATGGTACTAATTGAGTCTGAATATTATAATTCTGACCTGTATATACACTACCTGTTAATTGTACTTGGTCAGGACTTCTATGTTGTGGGGTAACTTCATACCAACCAGCTCCGATTTGGAAGAAGAATGTTTCTGTATTTGCAGGAGCGTTTGGATATCCTTCTGCATCCATAGGATAGTCCGTTAAATTTATATTAACATCTTGATACGTTGCAGTTGAAGTAAATGCCGTATATAATTGGCCCTTAATCTTAAATGTTTCGTTTGGTAAATAAGCTGGTACATCATTAACATAGGTACCACCAGATATCTGAGCCCATTGAGTATAAAATTGGTCAAGATTAATTCTTTGGTCAGCCAAATAAATGTGTTCGTTATATTCAATTAACGAATCAGGTGCTCCAATTAATCTTAATAAAAATTCAATTGACCTTCTTGTTCCTTTTGATTTAAACAAATATGAAGCATTAAGAATTAAATTTCTATAATAAGCGTAATTTAATTCAGTTGGTGTTAGAGCTCTAGCATATCCAGGATATGTTGGAGTTGATGTGTTACCAAAAACTGAACTTAAAAAGTCATCATTAGTTATTGGTGAAAAATTTGAAGACCAACCTAAAGTTCTTGATAAATTTACTAACAGTTCAGATGGAATATCATTTGAAGGGTTATAATTAACCGAATTCATATACGCCAATCCATCAATAAATTGTTTTATTTGGTCAAAACTTCTACCGTAAATTTGGAATATCTTTTCAACTTTTTGACCTAAAGTATCAAATTCTTTTAATGAATCTGTAATTAAAAATCTTGAAATTAAGTTCGTTTTAAATGAGTCTAAGTTAACCGCAATTGATTGGATTTCTTCAAGGTATCTATCAAATAAAAATGAACGAATGTCTAAATTCCAATTCCCTTGTTTTGGCCAAGTAACTTGTTTGTATTCGGTATATGTTTGACCATACTCATTTTGTTGAGGTACTTGAAACACCGCAGTATATTCAGGTCTAACCAATCTATTAACTAAGAATTTTTCAACCTCATCAAAAGATTCTTGGAATACTTTATCAACAATGTAATCATTAGGTCTAATTTGATAATCGTCATTAATTGTTGTTGCGGTAGTTCCAAAAGGAGCTCCAGACACATAAAATTGAATATATCCTGAGGATAATGTTTCTGATGGTGTAAATGCAACAACTTTAAAAATGTCGTCGTTAATACTAATACAATAATCTAAATAAGTGTTATATAGATTTCTATATGGTGATACTGTAATTTCTCTTATTGATAGATTAGTTGCAGCACTAACAGAATAATCAATATCAAAAGGATTGTTTATTCTATCAACATTAACTTTAAAGTAAGTTTCATCATTTTGAGCATCATATGCGATATCATAAGCCGTATTACCTGTTGTATAGTCATCATTATTAAACATGATGTCTAACGACGCAGGAAAATAATTAATAATTCTTGTGATAGATACACTAAATCTTTTAGATAGTGAACCATACATTGAAAAGTTAAGAACTTGTGAAATATCATAGTTCGGATAAACTCTAAATTGTGTTGCAAGAATCCTTCTACTTTCATCCAAGCTATCAATACCCATCATGTCCAATGACATTGGTTCTGAGAACGCCCCTACATTAAAGGTTCTGTTAACCTTCTCTGTTACACCTGTAGTAAACTCAAAGTTACCTTGCGTAAGTCCTCCACCCTCAACAGTTTGTAATCCTACAATGTTGTCAGAGAAGGTACCCGCACCACTACCTGGTCTTGGGGGATAAAAGTATTTAGTATTTTTTGTTTCTACCGCCATTAAGTTGTTATCGTTGTGAAGTTTTTACTAAAATCAATATTATTTCCTCTACTTTGTCTAACCTCATAAAGTAATGCATTAAATTGGTCTCTAATTTCATACAAGAATATTAAATTTGAAGACCCATCAACGTATCTATATCTTATTGATTTTTGTGTTGTGTTGATTTCATTTGTCACAACAGGCTCACAGAAAAATGAAGAGGTTACAACCCTAAAGAAATTAGGTATTTTTGAACCGTCAGCATTTAAGTATTCAATTCTAAAACCAACTAAACCTTGTGGTACAAATTTGTTTTGAAATTGTACAGGAACGTTTGTAATATCAATAATAATTCCCTTAACGTTAGGTAATGCACTTAACACACCGCAATCAGTAATTTTAGTTCTAATTTGCGCTGGTCTTAAATACAATGTATAAATTCCAATCTCGTTAAATTGGTCTGCAGGTAATGTTAGATTATATAATCCACCTAAAACTTCAACCCCTGCGTTTCCACCTGTTTCGGTGTTGTTGAAATAAGGTTTTAATAATGTTTGTGCGTCAAGTTCTGTAAGGACAAAACTATCCGTTACATCCCTTGATGGTGTATAATTCATTATAATTTGTACGTCTTCAGGTGAAACATCACTTGGTCGTATTGTGCCGTATGAACCGATTGCCATAGTTTCTTTTTATCTTATAAATAGTTTAGTTCTTTTTTTCAACGTTAAAAAATCCATATCCGTAATTAATCATATCTCCGAGATTATCTACCTCACCCATTCTTTGGATTCTTTCGTATGCCGAGTTCTTTCCTCGTTCAATAAAGATGTTTGTTTGTATCTGTGCTTGGTCAACAGTTTTAAGTAAAACTTCTTCTTTTGTGATTGGTTTTTGAGTTAAATTATTCTCAGTAAATCCTGATGATTGTTCAAAAAATATTGTTGTACCATCAGTATAATCATAATATTCAACGCTGTTTATTGTATATGCCGTGTATATAGGATTCATGTCAGTAATAACACCCCATATTTGTCCGTTCTTAATTACAGGTGCACCAACAATATACTTTACCGAACCATATTGAGCTAAATCAGTAAGACTTGATTTTGTTAGTCCTGAAACCGTATAAGGTACCGTAACATAATTAAACGAAGTTTGAGCAGACACTTCATTAATTGCATCACCTGAAAATATATAATCATAACTAACAGGTGTCCCCGCCCAATTACCACCAGCAGGTATGAAGAAAGCTTCACCGTTAGGGTTATTCACAACAACATTAGCATATGGTGTTGTAATTGTTTTACTAACTCTTGTTATTCCCCATGGATTTGTTTGTTCCATTGAAATATTATATTGAGCATTTGCCGTTGGGTATGTATGACTCAAAGAATTTGGAGCGTAAGTGGTTATTGTTTGTAATGGCGACCCGTCACCCCAATCTACTTTATATGCCGATAAATCAAGAAATTTTTGAAACTCACTTGATGTATTATAAATGTTATAAACATACGGATTTGAAGTTGTTGATGAAAATATAAAATTAGCAACAACATCTTTTTGTAATACAGCACCATCAAATGGGCTATAATATCCAACATCAACTGCAGTTTGTCTAATCAAGATTGGAACAGTTAATCCTGTTAATAATGAGGTACCATTTGGACCTGAACTAACAACTTTAGTCATCGCAGAATAAACCCCAATAGTTTCTCCTGTATAAGAATTATTAACGTTTTGACCTTGGGGGTTTACAAGAAATAAATCTCCAAGAATTGTTTCAGGTGATACTACTATTTTATAATAATCTTCCATTATTTTGGATTAACGTATTCATACCATTTTATGGGTATAGTTGCACCCGCTCTATTTCCTAAATTACTATAAAGTGTTTGTGCTGGATTCATACTAAACACTTGGTAATTATGTTTTTCATAATCTAACTCAACTCTATAATAGAAATATTGTGTACTATCAAAAGTATATTTATCCCCCACAATTGATGATTGTGGCATGTTCATCATCTTGGTAAAATATCCATTTTTTGCATCATAGAATTTTGCCGTCATGAAAAATGTTTTTTGATTTAAAAAATTTCTTTTCTTTAACCAATAAATAAAAAACCCTTCTTTGTCCCCAACATAATCTAAAACGAAATAAGGTTTTTTGATATTAACAAGAGTTCTTTGCATTGTCGTTTCCATGGTTAAACCTTGTTGAGTTGGGATTATAATTGTAATATAATTTGTCTGACGTTTTTCATCTACATTATCATACAAATCCAACTTAAAAAAAGAATTTGTAAAGTTATTGGTGTAGTAGTAAATCTCGTTTGGAGTAAATCCTTCTGAGATATATGTATTTCTCCAATTTGAAGAGTCGCTTAAAGAACCTCCTGAATAAAAATTAAATTCATATTGAATGTCAGTGTATTCAAATGCATTATCACTATACGGGTCAGATACCGCAACAGGTGCGTGAGCAAATCTAGTAACCTCAAAATCACCATATCTACCAGTAACTTGATTAATTACTTCAGTCTCATACTCATCAATACTTTGGTCTAAACCTAAGTAATCCCAAGTTAATTGTATTGGAATAACCAACTCCTTGTTAGTAATTCCATCTTTTCTTATTTGTATTTTATTCACATCCATCAATCAAAGGTTTAACAGGGTATGGAACTCCAAGTAAATCAGAGTTGTAGTTTATTCCTTCAGGTATTAATCTAAATTGAACATTCTTAAATGGATATTGTGCAAAATTTAAAAATGGATAATTAACCCCTCTATCTAAATTATCTATAAAACCATAACTATATAAATCTCTCCATCTAAACTGTTGGTCCGAATTTGAAAAGTATGCATAACTTGGTACCCCATCAATAAATTGAAGGTCTCCAGTTTCAATATAATCTGAAAACACCCTAATAGTCATTGATGAATGAGGCTCATAATAAAATCCTGGAGAATTTGTATCAGACGTGTTAGTTGTTTGGAATATATTCTGATTATATTTTATTTTATGATAGTATGGCGAAACAACTCTTTCTAATTGTTCATAATCATTCCACTCACAAAAATCACCATCAATAGTATCACCAGACATTAAGTCTCGGTTATAGTAAAACGTTTTAGTAACACCACTAGTCAAAGTATAACTTGAGGTTAGAATATTAGTATTTGAATTTAAATTACTATCATTCCACCAATAGTTTGTGGATTTTGTTAAATTAAATTCCCATCCTTGTTTTAACCCGACACCGTTGGTTGGTTTATTAAAATAACCTGTATACCCTTTATTGATTACTGTTAAAAACAATTCACTAACTGGTCGTTTTTGATTATCAAGTAAGTTTGCAAGGTCTAAATCGTAATTAACGGTAATATTATAAGAATTACTACTTGTCTTTTGAGACACTCTTGAAACATTATTTGGGGTTATTGAACTATATTCAAATTTCTTTTCTTCAATAAAAACATTTTTTTCAAAAGCATTTTTTGTCATAACACAATCTTCAACATTTGTTAAAATCTTATGTTCTCTGATGTAATATTTTGATTTAGTTTCTAATATGTTATCAGGATTAATAACTCTTTTGAATGTACCTGTAGTATTGTTGGCAAATGTTGCACCAGTATACCCGACATTATATATGTTAAAGATATATTCACCACTATTAAATAAACCATTACCTAAAGAATATACTTGAAATAATTTTATATTATTATAACTAAAAGATAATTCAACATACTCACCAACAGAAAGCCCGTGAGGTGATATACATTGGAAAGCAATCACATTGTTACCATTTTGAAGTGAGTTGTTAATATAAAATGGTATACCTTCTGAGGCAGTCCAAGTTAGACTAGTACCATTTAAGTTATATGATAATTGTTTATTATAATTGTTCTGATACGGATAACTTATGTAATAAGTCCAATTATAAGTATAAGCACTTTTAGCTTGATATCTTATGTGTTGGTCACTAACATCAGGTCTGTAAAAATCAAACTCATAATATTGTGGAAAACCTTTCCATACATTATTTAATTTTGAATTTATTGGGTCAACATAGTATAAAGTATTTCTAAAAGGAACATAACTTGTTGTACCAGTATAAGTGTTTGAATACAAATAATTTACTTTAAATGTTGGTCTAAAAATAGTACAACTCTGTCTTTCGTCGTCAAAAAGTTGAGCAAGACTAATGCTTTGACTTCTATCATATTCGGTTATTTGTTGACTTTGTTGTTCTAAAGACAATGAAATTTCCTGGTCAACAAAAGGTGCTGACTTATATTGTAAACTGCTCGGTATTATTGTGTACTTATTCAATTACTGAGTATTTCCTTTTAAATAGGTCTAAAGCCGTTTCACCTTTAATGGTACCAAAATAAAAATGGAAAGGTGCTCCAACTATAAATTTATCGCCTGTCGCGTTTGTTGCATTATTTGCAGTATAACTACCATTAGCATCAACACTAAAAATATAACCCCTTGCATTTAAATCAGTTATACTAGACGTTGTTGGTCTAAAATAATTTGGATTAGCCAATGAAATTCTATCTAACGATTGGTATGGTTTATTTTGAACAATGTCACCTTGAGTTGTTGCCCAATTGTTAATTTGACTACCAAAAATTAAGTTGTTACTATTATCTCTTAATTGCCATTGGTAATGCGGAACAATTTGTGATTTAATTCCATAAGGATATGGATAATTAGCGGTATTATTAGTTGTTCTAAAATTTATTCTTCCTGGTGTTAAATAATCTTTAGTTTGTAAATCTTCAGTTGTTGATGAAAACCAAACAGCCATTACAGGATTACTAGCACTTCCCAAAACGTTTGTTGGCGAATTTACTGCGGTATCACTATAATATTCAGGTGAAAAATTAACATTACCTATTTCACTATTAATTGAACATAACTGAACAAAGTCACCATCAACCCGTTGTTTTGAGTCAAATATTTGAAATGGGTATCCTAAATTATTTGGTCTTGAAAATAATATACCAATTGAATCGTTAACCCAACTAAACAAGTTTTCCAAAAATGAAGAATCCACTAATCTTGAAATAACAAAAAGGTTAGTTAAATCAGATGTGTCTCCGTAACTTGTAGGGTTTAAATTAGACATAATATACGCCTTAGTTGATGGGTCAAAAGTTAATTCAGAATAAAAAACATCCTTATATCCTAAATTAATAATAGTTGTTGGGAACATTAAATTTCTATTGTTTGTTGCAGTAGTATCTGTACTTCTACCAACAAACACATTACTAATATCATCGTAAGGACTACTTCTAAAATAAAAGTTTGTTGTACTTTTATCAAAATAAATCATTTCATACGGTATTTCAGGGTCTTCAGGTTTATTTTGTGAATCGTAATAAACATCAACTTGAATTGGGAACATGTATAATGAACCGTTAATCCAGTTATTCGTAAACGTTTGAGATAATACACCTCTACATAATGCATACATAAACCTAAATCTAAAACCCCATTCACTCCAAATTGCCAAATCATTAACAACTCCAAGTATATTTATTGGGTCATTGAACAAAACATAACACCCATTTTTAACAAAATTATATCCTGCATTTAAAGGATTATCACATGGAGTTTTGATTGAGAAATTACTACCAAAACCTTGATAACAAGTTAATGGTACCATACCCGCACAATCAAAACTACTTAATACTTTGGTAGAATTTGGTAATCCTCCAATATCAGGAGATACTTGTGAAGCACCTGAACCGTACCCTGTACTTAAAGATATTCCTTGTTCGTTAACTGAATATATTGCAAATTGTAAGTTTTGTTGTAATATACTAGGATTTATAGTCCAAGAACCTCCATCAAGTCTATCTGACGTTGGTAGTCTATCGGTTCTCATAACGTTTTTAATTGAATCACTAATTGAAAAACTCAATGTAGGTCCAAATGCCTTACTATAATAGTATCTTGGGCCTGGAACACCGTTAGGCCATAAACCTGTTGTTGCAACATTAGCAACGTATGGTGACATTACCATTTCAGCCATACTTGACAAGTCTTCAGTTAAATCATATTTAGAACTATTAATACTGGACGAGTAAAGACCATTTGAAGTTATTGTAACACATTTATTCGGTGTGGTAGGTGTTATTGTACACCATGGATTACTAGCAGCATTACTAGCATCAAACGAACCATAATATCCAAGATTATTTGTTGTAAACGCTGAATATTGATATCCATAAGTTGTACTTCCAACTATACCAGGTTTAAAGAAATATGATTGATAATATATGTCATCTTGACTTGTAAAATTTTGAACACTTATTGGTGTTTGTCCTGGTAAAACTCCAGTTAATCTTTGTATTGGTATATTTAATCTTGCCTCAGTTTTGATTGTAACTGCATCTTCTGTTGCAAAACCTAATATTTTACCAATACCATATTGGTTCGTATATTTTGGAGAATATGGGTCAACACCTCTTTGTAATATTAATATTACTTGGTCAACATAGTTATCATAATATTCTAGTGGATTTATTGTTGTTGCACTAAGCCAAGTAGAATTACCTCCAGCAACAGGTTGTGACCAAATATCATATGTTGTTGGAGAATTTAACACATTTGGAAATGTTTGAGGTAAACTAGTATTCCATAATGTTGTTGCGTCAGATATTGTTATTGCCGTTAATACTTGAAAGTATTCAATATCCGCAGCAAATCTATAATTTGTTATTGTTGAACCTGATGGTAAAGTATAAATAATTGGGGTAGAATTAGCATATTGTGATGTTGCATTACTAACTGAAACTGTGGTTGCCGCCACCGAGTTATATGATGTACCACTAATTCCATTAATGTTACCATCTATAGTTGCCGCACTATATAGGTAGTTTTTATCTGTACTATACGATGGGTTAACAAAACATAATAAATCACCTGACACAAATGGTTGTCCATTTAATCCATTTGGATTTGCTAAAACCGTTATGGTATTATCATAGTGAAATTTACCTATATTGTTATCAACCGCAAAACTAACTTTAATTTTATTTAAACCTGAAAAAAAGTTATCTCTTTGATTAAATAAATTTATTCTTTCACCTAAAGGTAAACTTTTTGATGAAGATGACCTTCCAGCACCTGTACTAGGTAATGATACTATATTTGAAACAGGTAACTTATATCTTGAAGGGTCACTTATGAATGTTAGTGATGCATCACCCGCAACTGCAATAGAAGAAATTTCACTATAAACATCAATATCATTTGCTGATACAGGAGCGTCTTTATATAGATATTGAAAAGCAAGATTGTATTTTAAAGGATACGACAAAAATGACAATGAACCTGTCGGCTCTGTTGACTGTTTTGTTGGCCCACCTGGAAGTGCAGATTGAGTTATAACTGCTTTACAGTCGCAAGTTTCACATTCGGGATACGTTAACATAGTTAACGGCAAAGTAGTATCTAACCCTTTTTCACAATCTATTTTAAACCAACTTCTACATATAAAAGCAAAAGGATAAGTACTGAAAGGCCAAGGTAAATAAAATTGACAAATTTGACAAAGTACCCAAACAATTACTGCATATATGAATAAAACTATACGAATATTTATAATGAAAGGTATTCCAATCAATTGAATTATTTGGAATATAAATGAAAATAAAAAGTATAGTAAATCAAAATTTCTAAATCCTTCATTAACTGGAAATTTATTTATTGTTGATTCGCAGTCATCACTATCAATTTCTTTAATGCCAATAAATCTAGACCTACCACCTTTTTTATACTCATCAATTAATTGTGAAACTGTATATACTCTGTTAAACCCAAATTCATAAAAAGTATCACCACCATTTACAATATCATCAATTCTATCATAATATTCATTTCCAACCGTTTTACTAAATCCATCAGTATATCCACTCCAAGCTAATCCAAAATAATATGAGCTTGATAATTTTTTACGGTTACTATCTGTTAACGGTCTAACAATTGGGTCTATTGAATTTCTCCACCCATACTCTTTAACATTTGGAACCAAAAAATAAGGTCTTCTTGTTTGTTCAGTTAATGTTGGTGGTTGTTGCCATTTAACTTTAAATCTATATTTGGCTTTAGTTGGAATACCAACAGTTGGGTCGTTAGACAAAACTTTATCACCAAATTCATTAGTAATAAAATAATCTAAATTCATTGGTAACTCGGTTAACCAAGCCCCACTACCATCAATAATATTACCTGATTGTTCTAATTGATATTGTTCTAAAACAGGATTACCGTCCTCATCTTGGTTAACAGTTTGTCTTATCGCTAATATTTGTCCAGGTCCTGCAACCAAATCACATAAATTACCTAAGTTATCTTTAGGTTTACTATTTTTTCTAACCCTCATTTTATCAGGACTACTAAAAATAGAACCCATAAATGTTGCAGTAGGTTGAATATCAATATTGGCGTCATCTCTCAAATCAAAATCAACTCGGTTGATGGCAATATCACATAGTTCAGGGTCACCCCAAAGTGGCGATACTTCTAAATCTTTAACAATATTAATGATTTGTGGTAATGAGTTTAAATCAGTTGAGGTTCTAAATCTATTACCCGCAACTTGAGCCTCACTAGCAAGACCCATTCTAATCAAATCTTGAGGTGTTAATGAGAATTCACCTATGTCAGATAAATCAACATCCATAACTAAGGTGTGTTGACCTTGTGGTACACCCATTATCATGTAGTCACCACTTTCATTTGTTTTTGATGTAAACTTATAATACTTGTCGTATATTTCAATCGCGGTATTACCAGTTAAAGAGTCTAATCTTGTTGGTAATGTACCTGTGGCGGCGTGAGTAGAATATGATTTTTGGTAAGGAAGTAAGTTATATCTATAACCATCCTCATTTCTATCGTTAGGTGATTTATAAGGGTATATACTTGATATTAATGGATTTGATTCATCTATAAATTCTATAGGAATAAAAATTGATACTCTTGCATTTGGAAGACCAAAACCGTTATTTGCAGTCACTCTACCTACAACAACCCCGTACTCTGCACAACTTTTTGTGTAGACATCTTCTTGTTGTAATTTTATTGATAAAATTTCTAAAAATTCAAACTCTTGGTCTAATTGAATGTTTATTGTTTTATTAATACCTAACTCCGTTCTTATTCTATATGATTGACCCATTAAGTTACTTTAATTTATAAATAGTTTATGTGGAATTTTTAAAGTCGTCCACACCACTAAATAATAAACTAAAGAAAAATAAAATAAACTTGTTATGAAAAAGTTACTGATTGGAAGTTTTTAACCGAAATTCTAATGTCCTTATTAGGGTATCTAATTTGATAAACTTGTGACGGTTGAGCAAATATTGTGTCATCAACAGGTAAAATCAATTTCGTTTCTTCATTAGCATAAGTCATTGATGTCTCAGCTGAAGAATACTGTCCTCCAACTTCATTGAATACATCAATACCAGCAACAGTTAAAACTCCGTTAGTATTTTGTATTAAACTTCTAATTTCAGACAGATATACATTTTGACCTAATTGTCTTGTTTGAGGGTTAAAGTATGCTGATATTTTATCAACAACACTTGAAATTACTTGACCTGAGTTTTGAGCAGAATCTAATACAATTGATACATCTAAACTTAAGTCAATTACTTCAGCACTGAATATTGAAATATAATCATTCATCATTCTATAGTTTGATAAATAATTTGCAATATTTTGTCTCAAGGTATTTGAAACAATATTAGTTAATTTACCTGAAGTATCGTAAGATAATATTTGAATTAAAATTTTATTATCATTTTCTGTAATTGATACTTTTGCAGGTGCTCCAAATTGAGCTGGCATATTTCTAATTAACGAATCATAATCCTGAACAGTAACCGCTCTTTTTTGAGCCGCAAAGTTAAAGGATACATAATTTCTAATTTCTTCTAATGAAGGAATCCCCGCACCACCAACAGCTGCTGTTACGTTAACACATCTTAATGAATTAACCACCGCAGAGTTTGTAGTCTCAGATGGTCCGTTAACAAAGAATGAAACCGTACCAAGTTGGTTAATTACGTTTGTACCTAAATTTGTCGCCAATCCACCACCAACTCTGTATTGAATAAATAAAGTTGAGTTTGGTGTTAACGTCGCACCTAATGAAAGGTTATTTGAATACCTCTGTAGGTCTAAAGTTGCACCTAAAGTTGTAAATTCATTTAATTGGTCTTGTGCGGTATTTGTACCACCACCAAATGTCATTTTTTTGAAACCTTCAGGTGTGTATTCAGTAATAAATCTATTTTGTGTTTGAATATATCTACCGACTTTAATACCTGGTTGGTCTGAAACTTTTGTAGGGTCTTCAACAAAGACTCTATCCTCGGCTAACGCGTCAACTTCATACCATCTATTATCTACACCTAAAAATTCTGAAGTTGTAGGTACGTTTGTATAGTTTGTACCATTTTTTAATAACACACTTGTAATACCTAATACATTTTTTTCAGGTAAAAATAATTCAAAAAAAGGTTTAACGTCATTTGCACCAATTACTCTTTTGAAAACTTTAGTAATACCATTAACAACAAGTTCTCTTTTAGTGATTGTATAATTAATTAATATATTGTTTGCATTAAAATTTGGTATTTTTAATCTATTAGGAAATCCTTGAGCGTTGTATGGTGATGCAAAATCAATATCGTAAACATTTTCAAATACAATACCAGCTCCAACTACTTGAGAACCTCTTGACAAAATACCAAGATATCTTTCATCTTCTTTATCACCAAAAGCAGGAACCGTAATTGAAAAGTCAACTAATGATACGGATGGTCTCTGACCTGGCAATTTCAACCCATATGTTCTTGCAATGTTATAAATTGAAGACCTTTGTTGTGCATATTGTAATACCGTTTCTTGAATACTTCTATCTATATTATAGTGTAAGTTATCAGCAATAGCAGCATTTAAATCAATGAATACCGAGAATACCGAGGCATCATTAAAGTCCTGAATCAAATCAGGGTAATATGTTTTAGCGTAGTTTAAGAGTTCAGTTCTTATTGATTGATAATCTCTACTAGTGTATGATATTCTGTTATTTGCCATCTTATTTAAATATTGATAATCACAAAATCACTCTGACCAAAAGTAGAACCATTGGTTGAATAATCTATTCTTATTTTTGCAGTATATTCTGAAGTTCCTTTACCAGGAAATCTATATACTGACGATTCGCTAGTTCCAACTGAGTTTTGCCCTGTAGCAATATCAACTTCTTCTTGTGGGTCGGCTGGTGTAATACTCAAATTATTAACTAATAAATTTGGCATAAAATTTTCAATTGCATCTCTAATATCGGATTCAATGGCATTAAATGTTAATCCATCAAACGGTTCAAAAAGAAATTCATATAATCTTGTACCAAATTGTGGTAAAAAATATCTTGAACCTTTTCTGGTCAATAACAAATGAATTAAGTCAGCCTTAATTTCTTGTGATTGAAGTTCTGTTAATTCTAAATAATCCCCTCGTCTAGAATCTCTAAAAGGAAAATTTAAACCATATGTTATACCATTTGCCATACCTATAAATATAATACTATCTATTTTTCTTTAAATAGCTTAAAAATGAAAAATCCCGATTGTATCGGGATTTTAAAATTATGAACTACATCCAAAACATTCAAAAGGACTATCCTCAGGTTTGTTTGTTAATTTTGTTATTTCAACTTTTGGTATTTCAACTTTAGCTCTTGGTTGTTGTATTTTTGAAACGTCAACCGCCAAGTGTTTTGCTCCTGTTGAAATTGCTTTAGTTCTTACATAATAACATAAAGTTTTTAATCCTTTTTCCCATGAATGGAAATGTGAAGAAGTAATCTTTGATAATGTTGGATTTGCCATATAGATGTTCATTGATTGTGATTGGTCAATGAATGGTGCTCTATCTGCCGCCATATCAATAAGTGCTCTTTGTGAAATCTCCCAAATTGTTTTGTACTTAGAGATTAAATGTTCAGTTCTTTTAACTTTCTTAGTGTAGTTTTTATCTTCAGGGTCAAGGTGATTATTAAAGTTAATGTTTTGAATTGACCCTTCGTTCATGATGATTTCGTTTTTCAAATCTTCACTCCAAATACCAAGTTTTTCAAAATCGTTAATCAAATACTTGTTAACAATCATAATCTCACCACCAACAACTCTTCTATTAAATAAAGCTGAGTGTGCTGGTTCGGTCATTTCAAATGAACCTGTAATCTTAGCAGATGATGCCACAGGCATTTGTGCTGTGAACAATGAGTTACATACCCCATATTGTTTAACATCCTCTTTTAAAGATGCCCAATCCAAGAATAAGTCAGACTCATTTAATCCCCACATATCAAATTGGAAAATACCTTTTGACATTGGTGAACCTTTGAAATGTTTGTATGGTTCTCTACCACCTGATTTACACAACTCCATACTTTCAGTAATAGCCGCGAAATAGATTGCTTCAAAAATATTTTTATTCAATGTTCTTGCTTCTTCAGAAGTGAATATGTAGTCCATTAAATAGAATACGTCAGCTAAACCTTGTGTTCCAATTGCAATTGCTCTTTGTTCTAAACCACCTTTCAATCCTTTT